AATGAGCAGCGCATCATCCACCGTGAGAAGGTTGCGAAGGTTGTCACCCCTGGCTCTGGTGTATTCACCATCCTTAAGTCCATTGCCCTCAACCCGGGCATGGCCCTCTCGTTCCCGTGGCTGTCCAATGAGGCTGCGGGGTACGAGTCCTACAGGTTCAACAGACTCCGCTTCGTGTGGGTGCCATCTGTTGGAACCGGGATCGCCGGAAACCTCATCATGGGACCTGACTATGATGCCGCTGATCCTTCCCCGGCCTCAGAGACTGCTTTGTCTGCGTACACCGATGTCATCGAAGCCAACTTGTGGATACCATTCGCAGTTGAGTGTGAGCCTGACCTGCTCAACGGTGAGACACGGCGCAAGTACATTCGCAACGGGGCCTTGGCAGCAAACCAAGACGTCAAGACGTACGATTCAGGAAACTTTTTCGCTGCGTGTTCAGATGACGGTGCTGCCAACACAGGCAAGCTGTGGGTTGAGTATGATGTGACTCTCTACAACCCGCATGTACCGCCTGGCGGCTTTTTCCAGACTGGAGCTCTTGTCTCCGCTGGAGGGGCTATCGCGGCTGCAACGCCGTTCGGTGCTGTACCAGTCTCCACTGGCGCGCCGGCCCTGTCAGCAGCAGGGGTAGCAGTCCTGACGTTTTCAGGGATGGTGATTGGCGAGGAATACGCCCTAACCCTGTCTGTCGTCGGAACCGTCATTACCGTACTCAACACAACCGGAGCCGCCGTAGGCCGTGTCAACAAGACCGCCGAGACGTCCATAATCAACGCCGGTGCAACCGCAGCGTTGAGCTTCGAGACATTTACAGCAACCGCTGAGACTGCATCCATTACGGTGACGGTCACTGCTACCACAGTGACTTCCTGTATTGCGGTCGTGTCTGTGTTGGCTCCCATTCCCTCCTTCTGAGAGGGTCTTACCGCCGTTACTAGTTTACCGGCGTGATAACTAATAGTTTGCTAGCAGTAACCCGTCTGTACAAACACGGAGGTCCCAGCCACTAAGGGCGTAACAATCTAGTGGAAG